AAGTGTTGCAGAGAATACTAATGACATACTTACAGAGATCTCAAATCATGCATTTTTTGCAACGGTAGATAAGCCGAACCAGACAGACTCTGAATATGTAACATACGATATTGCTTGTAACGAAGACTTTGCCCTACATGCTAAATACCATGAGTGGAAGAAGATATTTAAGTTCTTTAAAGAGCATCCTATAGCTAAAGCAACATTTGCTACTAAGATTATACCTGAAGTATTTCTTAAGTACAACCCTAAAGATAAAGTCAGAATACGCTTTAGTCTAATGCCTCAAAAGATAAGCTCGATACTAGAGCCTAATACAAGTAAGATAGAGGATAGACTACTAGCAGTAGAAAGATTTATACATGCAGGGTACGATGTACACCTTAATTTCTCACCAGTAGTATATTACAAAGGATGGGAAAAAGATTATGCAGAGTTGTTTCATCTTGTAGATAGCCTTGTAACATACAAAGACAAGGTTAAAGCAGAGGTTATATTTCTAACCCACAATGCTAAGAAGCACTGGAGTAATCTTGAGAACAATGTACCGGGTGAAGAGTTATTGTGGACCCCAGATGTACAAGAAGTTAAAAAATCTCAGTACGGTGGTGATAATGTACGTTATAAGTTAGGTCTTAAGTCAGATCTTATAGCGCAGTTTAAGGACATACACGGATCCATAATACCGTGGAATACTATTAGATACATTTTTTAATGAAAAGATTCCAAACTCGTAGAATAGCACTTAGGAATACTCTTATACTAAAAAAGTATGGGTTTCCACTTTTCTTTATGATGAATATACTGAGTACAATACTTGTAGTGACGATGGCAAAACACTGGTGGTAATTACTTATCTCCTGTTACAAATGTATAAAACTGGTTATATCCTATTCCTACTGTTTCTACAAGCTCTCTTGCTCCGGATTTACTTCTACCATCAAGTTTGTCTGTTGTAGCCTGTCTATGTATTGCACTTACAACTCGTAAAGCATCTTCTACAATACCTAAAGATGGTATAGCAGACTTGTTGAGTTTAAGAAGCTCACTAGGATTTAAGGCAAATGTAACCTCTAACTGAACCTTAGCAAGCACTTCAGAAAACATGCGTAATGCATGATTCTGTTGTGCTAAGGTTTCGTCATCATCTGGTCCAAAACCTCTCATTGCAAACAGTGCCCCTAGTAAAGTAAGTGCTATAGCTATTTGCACCTCTCTTAATCCTGACCGTACAGATGCTTCACGCATTTCTATGTACGCTTCTAAATCTAATTTTTTAAAATCAGGATCATTACTATTCTTTTTAAGATAATCTAATTCTAGCTGTATAGAAGCTCTTTGGGCATCATATTTCTTTTGATCAGAAGCATTCCAACTTCCTTTAGCTTCTAATTTAATTTTTCTTTTATTACTTATATTATATCCTTGGAATAATACTAAGTGTGACATAAGATTCTTAGCAGTCTTTAGGTTATTACCTACCCATGTCATAATAGTTTCTCCTTCATCAAAGTTTTCTCTTTGACTCATGCCTGCAGCCAGTCCTCTAAATCTTCCTTCGACTGGAGCATCTTCTATGTAATCAAAATATCTACCTTTAAATCTCTTGTGTAGATATCCAGGCATCCACCACTTAAACGTACCAAATAATCTAAATGCCATTTCGGTATGAGCACCTACAATATTATCTGAACCTTGCTCACCTTTTATACCTGATACAATTCTTTTTACCTTTTGTCTAAACGTAGTAAAAGCTTCATCAGAAAGCGTTCCTATCTCTACTCTTACATTACCTTTTTCATCTGTAATAGTGCCTTCTTTAAGGACTTCTATAAGTGGTTTTGTACCTTCTGGTAATTGTGCTAAACGTTTTATCTCTCCATCTTCACTAATTCCGTGAGAATGCATCATAGCTACAGCCACATTTCTATCTATAGATCTATCTGTAAGTCCTAAAGGCTCGTATAAGAATGATGTATCAAGTGCTTGAGATAATGTAGAGGTCTGCATTCTTCTAGCCCTATGATATGTATGACCTTCTGTATGTAGATTTAGATAATCTGTAACAGCATAATAAGTTCTTCTGTCGCTAGAAGCAAACATTTTTAAAGACTTAGTAAGATCTTCCCCGGTATAATGTATTCCTCCTCTACCTTCAACATGTGTAAATAGACTACCTGCTATTTTAGTAGAGATACCCAATCGAACTGGAAGAGAAATTTTCATAAGACTGAATATGCTATTCATCTTACTAATCATTTTCTGAACACTTACATTACCTATAAACATATCATCACTACTGTACGAATGTCCGTACATGTAATAATTAAAAAGCTGGTCATATAGCTGTATAGTTTCTGGGTCTATTTTTTCATCTCGGAAAGTTCCTGCTGGGGTTTTTTCAATAGAACCATAAGCCATCTTACCTTTTATAGCTCTTTTTTGCTTCAATTGTTTACCTGCAAGTTTTTCTGTTACAAGCTGATGTCGCATAAATTGAAGCTCAGACTCTATTTTAGATTTCTCCATATAGTTATAGATACTAGAACCCATCAAATACATAGACCTCGATAAATCTCTAGACACTAACTGAGAACTTTTATCTCCTTTTCTATTACGTAAAGCTTGTACAAAAGGAAGGGGTATTTTATTTACATTATTACCGCCAGATGTATCATCTTCATCTTCTTTTACAACCCATCCTCTTGAAGCCCAATCTGTAAGGACATCTTTATCAAAAAACTCTCCTTTTACAGCTCTCTCTACAAGTGAAGTTCTAACTGATGGTATCATGTCATAGTTAAGAGATACTCCATCAAGTTCATCATTCCATTCTTGTAATTGATTTTTCCAAGCAGTATAATATTCTACTAAAGCTTCATTACCAGGAGCATTAAGCATAGCATATTCTTTACTCCAAGCATCCTTAGCAATCTCTGGCTTTACCTCTAAATAAGCCCTGTACCTTTGAGATGCCCAAGCTTTAGGATTTCCCCCAAACACATTATATCTATCCTTAAATGACTGCAGTTCTGCGTCATATCCTCGACCTTGATCAGGGTACTCTAATTTTAATTGCGCTATTCTTTTTTTAAGTAAAGCATTGTAAGATTTTTTTGCACCTTCTTTTATTTGAAAGTGCTTTTTCATCCACTCTATATCTGCATTAGCATCTCTTCCTTCTTTGTCCGGGGAAACTCTTTCCTCTACATCAGTCCAAAACTCTTTTTTAAACATAGGAATAAGCCTAAGCTCTTCTCCGTTGTCTTTAATAAACAATTCATAAGTATCAGTTAAAGATTTACCATTGTTTTTAGCCCATACTTCTAGAGTTTCGTTAAGCCCCTCCCACTTTAATCGTAACTCTTCAGTTCTACGAGCTATAATATCATGTGTGATATTTATTCTTCTTTTAGTCTCTTTAAAGATAGGATTGTCTATCTGGTCCATTACCGTGAACTTGTCTAAGTAACCTACTTTAGGTGCTAGTACTGTTGTATCTAGCCTAGAAGACCCTTGAGTTCTGTATGTAAGCTCAGTTTCAATAGAATTTACAGCTCCTCTTACTACCCTGTCTAATATTACAAGATCTTTTTCAAGCTTTGCTTTATCTTCTTTATTTAAACTTTTTTTCTTGTCTTCCATTATTTCCTCGACATTAGAAAACATTGTAAGCACCTCAAGAGAATGTTGTAACTCCTCAAAAGTTATATGACCTTCAGAGTCAGGATCCCTGTCATCTACACTTTCCTTTACTTTATCTACGGTATCGTTAAGCTCTTTTAAAAGCTGAGAAAAATTAGATTCTACTACAAAACTTTGAATAGCTGCATAGATTATATCTTTTTCCCTCCTAACTTTTGCACTTGGCTTTTTAAGATTTAGCTCTGTAAGTCTATTGTATAAATCAGAAAGTTTAGAATTTATTTTAGAGTCATCTGTATATTCAGATGCTACAGAAATGTGTTTTAGAAATCTGTTTTTTTCACCTCCTATGTGAAAAGTATTTATACCTGTAGGCTTGCCTGTTTTTCTATCCCAAGAAAAATCCATGTGTCCAGGAATAATTCTTGAACGTCGTACGTTAGTTATACCGTAATTATCTCTTAATGTTTTACTATACATTGATAACTGAGAGTCATAACTTTCTTTACGTCCTCCTCTAAAGGGGTCTATAGCTATTTGTTTAGACCCTGCTTTGCCTGTAGTAAATTTTTCTCTAGGGCTAATAAACTTAAAATCATAGATTGCTGCTGATCCATCCGAAAATAAGAATAGCATATCTATACTACCACCTGTATCTGTAGATTTATCATATACACGGACCTCTGTAAAAATCCTAAAATCCTTATCAGGGTCTATTTCTTTTTGAATATCTCTAGCACCTTGTAAAAGTCTAGATGTTTCTTCTTTATACTCTTTAAGCATAGAATCATTTAAACCAGCTTCTTTCTGTGCTTCCTTTACAGATGTAATAGGCTCATCATCAAGTTTTACTACTTGTGCGCCTTTCATTCTGTTTCCTTCAGCCACTATAAGAGCTTCTCCTAATGTGTGAAGATTAGTTCCAGATTCGGCTGCAAACTTAGGCTTTTCTCTTTTTTGAGCTATTTTAACTGCATCTATACCTCCCATGCTACGCATGAATTTTATAGTTGAAGGATCTGTAACCCTTCGAGATACTACTCTCTCTGAACCATCGTCTTCAGTATACATGTATCTTGCTATCAAACCTTGATCGTCTTCAAACAGCTCTACATTTTTCATTTTACCCTCAACCATATCTCTAGTAAGCTTTTTGTTTACTTTTAATCGGTTGTGAGTTTTTATAAGCTCTTCCTCTACAAGTTCAGCAGGCTTTCCTGCTTCAAGAGATCTAAATATTGTAGTGTTTGTAGTAGAGTTTACTGCGTCTTTATACTCTGAAAGGTTAGAATTAAATAAATTATATGCACCTTTTTTATAAGGATCTTCTAGTAGATTAAACATATCCTTTAAAGCTTTCCAAGCTCTTTGCCACCATCTAGAATCTCTATCCTCTATAGCATCTTCTCCAACTCTGTTAGTTATTACTTTAGCTATAGCTTCATCTATAAGAGCTTCTTGATCATATGTCTCTACACCTGAATATTTTTCTACTACTTCTGCGTACTCAGGAGTTTTAAATATCCTATTCCTCATAGAAGAGTATAAAGGACTATTTGTATCTTTTAATGCATTTACATAAAAGTGTGCAAGTTCTTCTGTCATCTCTGACTCATTACCTGTAGTAAGAAGAATAGCTTTGTTCAATAAATCAGCTGCAGCTACACCTTGTAATGGATTTCCTTCACTGTCTACAAGATTATCCATAACTTTTAAAGATAGCCCTAACTGCTCCATTACAGATTTAGCAGATGCAGATATATTAGTTTCAGCTTCTTCTACTCTTGCTTGTACCTCTTCTTCTGCCTTTTCAGGTGATACATCTGCAAGCTCTTGAAATCTATCTAACTCTCTTCCTCTAAATCTTACAAGAGTATTTCTTACCATAGTGTCTCTTAGATAAGAATGCCCTCTTAAAGCTTTTGTCTCTGAATTATGAAGAAATATTACAGGATCACTTGTTACTCCATATGTAGTTTCAAGTGAATTTTGAATACGAGCTGCTTCTTGATTAAATTCATATGCAGGTGCAGTAAGTTCATATAGTCTTCTATCTGGATTGTATTCCATCAAGCCTTTTTCGACCATATTGTCTGTAACTCTTTGCTTTATACTGCAACTCATTTTAATTTATTTAAGGTGTGTAACAAGTGATATCAGGATCTTCGTCAGTCTCTTTTAAAACTCTAGATTTATCTACTATAGTATTACTAGGGATACGTATAGTATCTGTCATGTTTACAAAAGTACGACTTCCTGTCACTTCTGTACTTACTGATTTTACTGAATTAGCAGCTTTACCAGCTTTGTCTACTCCAAAGTTTCTATAATACAATTTCTGTATTTTAGGTAAAGGAAGCCCTTCTCTTTGAGCTTTTTTACGAGCTTGCACTGAGTCTACTGTTACATTGTATGTATAAGGATATAGTTTTTTAGAAAATCCATTGTCTTTAGCTACTATCTGCCTGTCATCATGGTTATCCATAAAGAACTTCTCGAAATAGGATCCTACTTCTAGTTTTCCACTGCCGTCAAGATAAGAATCTAAAAACCCCTCCATGTATTCTAGCACAAAGTTTCCAGGGATAGTGTTCAAGAAAGACGTCCTTGATGATCCTACTCCACTCTGCAGTAAAGCTGTTTGCACAAACTCTCTTGCTAAATCAGGATCTGAAGCTATAATATCATTAAAGCCATCAAAAATAGTACGCATTTCATAAGAAGTCATAGTTCTACTTATAGGTTGTAAGTAGTCATTTGTTTTCTCTTTGCCTTCTCTCGAAGCTGCAAGTACAGGTACAAGGGAAAGTATGAATGGATTATCTCTAAGTGGATGTTCTCCTTTTGGATCTTGTATTTTTTGAAGCTTGTACGCCATAGAATTATCTCCAAACATAAGAGACTCTATATTATCTCCTAATGGAATCATACCTTCTTTGTGCGCATTCTGTACTATAAAAGATATAAATCCATCTTCAAACTTAGATAAAATACGTGCTCTATCATCTACAGATAACCCTTTGATTTCAGGATTTGTAAATATTTTCTGTATTCTTTTAAAATCATCTTGATACTGTTCTCCTGCTTTTTCTGTCAAGAACATTTCATTGAATACCGTCTGCATACTAAAGTTGTATGAAGTCATAGCCCTCATAAAGTTTGCAGGTTCTGACTCATCAGTTTCACTTAATTCTTCTGTAGCTACAGATCCTGGAATGTTCATCCCAGATATCTTTTCCACGTTCTCAAACATATCAGTACTTACAGCACTTTCGTACATGTCAAGTACTACTCTTAGATGATTTCTATTCTTAGGTACTTTAGTATCAAATGATTGTGCTGTTACAATATTACCTAAGTCTTCTCCTACTTTATTGTACACCATCATATCTGTTAAGATTTGAAGCTGTTCAAACTTTTCTTTCGGTGAAAGAGAACTTACATCTTCAGCTACAGTCTCAGCTAAAATATTTGAATTGAATGCTCTTACTTTAGATTCTGTTTCGGGGACCTTATAACTGTTAGCATACTTAGTTCTAAGAGATTTTACTATTTGTTCGTCATACTGACTTTTCTCCATAACCTTCATGGTCCTACTTCGACCTATTTCTACTAATTTTAAGTAGTCTTTAACTATAGGCTGGTTTGCAAACATTGCTATTGTCTCCATATCTACACCTGCACGAAGAAGGAACATCCACATATTAGCATTATCAGGATTGATATTTAAGATATGTAATATAGGTGTGTTAACTACGTCTACAGATGCGTTTACAAACTGACTTATAGCATCAGAAATACGCATAGTACCGTTAATATTTGTAGTTCTCCCTAAAGAATATGATTCTGCTAAAGGATCAAATCCTTCAAAGTTTAATTGTACAGGTGCAGTTCTACCAGGAAGTTTTATAAACTGATCTCTTACATTTAATCTAAGACCTGCCATTTGTCCCTTAATATTGTGGGTGGATGCAAGCGCAGCTATACCTACTAACGTTTTACCTTTATTAAATGCCTCAGACACTTTGATAAGATTAGGTATGTTAGTGTCTAAGTTGTAGTCTGTAATAGTAGCTAAATCAGGAAGTCTTTTTACTCCTTTATATATTCCCTCAACAAATGTTTTCTTATTAGTATTTGGATCAGTTACAGTTCCTCCATTAATTTTTAAAGCTATTGCTTCAGCATCGTTAGTATTTACCGGCTGCATCCAGGTGTCAAACCTTTCTTGTTTAGCAGCTTCATCAGTTACACCTTTAGCTTGCAATAAAGCCACCATATCTTCCATCACAGCATTTTGCATAGCTCCTCTACTTTGTACATTATATACAGTAGCTTTTGGATTTTCTTTTTTCCAATCCTCAAAAGATTGTTTGCCCACACTTTTTGCAAAGTTGTATACAAGCGCTTGTGTAAGAGAGTCTCCTTTTAGCTGTTCTAGCTCTTCAGGAGTTACTTTATCCTGAGCACCGTACCATTCTTCTAAAGAATCGTAAAACTTCTCTTTTACAAGTCTGTTCCCTACTTTTTGATAAGAAGGAAAATACAATACAAGTTTATCAATATCAAAGTCAGATCCTGATTTAGTAACCATTTCAGATGGGATTACCACTGTAGGACCTGAACTTCTAGGCAAAAACCCTTTTACTCTAATAGCTTCAATAGAGTGTATACCATCTGTAGGTATACGTATACCAATCATTTTTACAAGGTCAAGTCCTCCTATAAGCTCCCCTATTTCTCCGTCTTCATTTGTTTCAAAAATTCCTTCTTGAGTAATAACTACATCTTTATTCACCATTTCTTTAAAGTGGTGTGGTAGATATACTTCCATGTACTGATCACCTACAGTATAAGGTTTGAGTTGCTTTAATCTTACTCCTGGAACATCTTCTATTGTAGAAGTTTCAAACCCAAGAGAAGATTGCTGTACGTACATATCCCCATCAAACTTCTGACGGATAACTCTTTTGCCAGCAAGACTCCATAGTACTCCTTCTAGCCTTCCTTTATTAGAAACTGCGTCGAAGTACATAGGCTTTTTAGCATCGTTTCTTTCTTGAAGTTTATCCAAAGACGACATAAGCTGCATAGGCATCTGTCTTCTAACACTTTCATCTTTAATAGCATCTAAAAACTTACTATAGTCCTGATTTTTTACAGTGTAACTTCTTACACCTTGATCATCGATAGATTCTTCAAGATTAAGTTCGTCTAACAGCTCTTTATAGCCTCTGTCTATAAGTGCATTTAAAACTTCATTATATCTTTCTACGGTAGGAGCAAGCTCTCTAAATCCTTCTCTTAGCTGTCCATCTTCAAATAGGTCGGAGAGTACTTGTACTCTAGCTTGTGTTGCAAGAGGAGATTTACCTTTAAACTTAGATGGTACTTCTAACTGTGTACCCATAAAGGTGTAATCTATATTTACTTTCTGTCCTTCAGAGAATGATGCTGTAAGATCTTCTGAGCTACGAATAACTTCTCCGTCCATAAGCTGCAGTTGTTCTCCTGGTACACCAATCTTAAATGCAGATGGAAGTATAAGTCCTCCTAACTTATTAGATGTGAGGAAATCATACATATTAAGTATACCTGGGAATGTTTCGTTACCCATCTTAGCTAGACCTGGATAGATAGGTGCAGCTGACATTTTAAAGAATCCTGGTACTTGAGTATCTACATTAGCATTAGGTAGATATCCGAAGTACTGGAATTTAAGAGGTGGAAATTTACCGTACTCTTCTTCAGTAAGAACATCTCCTTTCATAGCATTTTCATATGCTCTTTCTTGTTCTACACTCCAAGTATTACCTCGTATAGCCATTTCTCTATACGATGGTAAAGTAAGTAAGAGTGAACCATCTGCTTTATCTGCAGCTTTTCTATATGCCTCTGCTATCTCTGGAGATAAAGTTTTTAAATACTCGTTGTAGTATGGAGTAATTCTTTCAGGTTCTTGTATAACTGCAAGATCCTCTGTACCATCAGATTTTCTACCATCATACTGAGCTCTAGCATTTTCAGACTCATTAAGCCATTTATCAAGTTGAGGATCTACATTAAAAATATCTTTTACACCTGCAGCTCCTTTAACTCTTTTAAATAGTGCTTTATAGAATGCAGGATCTCCAAAGAATACTTTAAAAGTTTCATTCTTATAGATTGTTTGCTTTGTAATTACTTCTTCTAAGAATGCATCTAACTGCTCTGAGTTTATATTGTCAGATAGCTCTTTTCCAAAATGCTCTCTGTTAAGACCTAATACTTGATAAGTACCATCTTCATTATCATGAATAACGTTAAGCTCTAACATATAATCTTTAAGTGTTTGCATGTTCACTTTGAGATTAGCATCTATAGAGTCAAAAATATTATCAGAGTTTTCATTTACAAAATTCTCTATATCTATACGGCTTGCTTTAGGATCATTCATGAGCTGTGTCATACGAGCTATTGTAGGTCCATCTACTTTAGACATAAGAGACTCAAACATTCTTAGTGAGCCTAGTCCTGGACGATTAATCCTCTCCGTAAAATAATCTACGTCTATACCTTCCTTTCTTCCTTTGTTTACAGCCATTATCTCATCTGTAAGATATCCTAAGAAAGCTTCTTTTGCAGAGTCAATAGTTTTAAACTCTTGTATAGGGAAACGTATAGCAAAGTTTGTAGAGATATCTGCAGCTTGAAGTAAAGGCATTGCACCTTGCATTACAGATTCCATGTAACTTACAAGGTTATCTGTAGGTCTAAGCTTAGATGTTTTAACTCCTGTTTCTCCAGCACCTTCTATTGTAAGTCCCTCTCTAACAATTATATCTATCTTACTGTCAGGATTTTCCTCCAATGCTTTTAGTGTAAGCGAAGAAAATGCGTATGGATTTTTAGATAGGTTCTTTTTTGAAGAATAGTAAACACCTTTTAATTTATCTACAGCAGTGTTTGCTATTGTTGTCAGATAGTTGTTAAGTGAAATACTGTATACAATTTTTCCTTCAGGATTTTGGTGTTGAAACTCGTAATCCATCTTAGTAGTCTCAAGCTCTAATCTAGCTAAAGCATTCATCCTTGTAACACTCTGAGCCTCAGCTCTATCAAATAGAGATGCTAAAGTTGTAGATCCTTTAATAAGGTCACCGTAAACAAATGCAAGACCATCTTCTAAAGCTTCTTTGTATGTAACGTCAGAGTTTTTAAGTGTACGCTCTGGATCTATACTTAGAATATCCTCTAACTTTTCTCTGTTAGAAAATGTAATTCCTATGTGCTCAAGTGCGTCTAACTTTAGACCGTAACCTTTAAGAATTACTTTAGATCTAATCTCCTCAAGATCAAGCTTTTGTCTGTTAAAAGTTGCTTTTGCTTTAGGGTCAAATACAATACTTCCTTCCGGGCTCATTTTCATGTGAGCACTTGTCTTCTCTTTACCTCGTAGGTAAGAGTCCCATCTTGCACGGATACTTCTTAAGTTTCTTTCAAGACTAGGATTTATATTACCTATTCTACCACTTGATTGTAAGATAGTATACTGAGTATCATACATAGTTTTAGCAAACTGACTACGTACTGCAGTGTGGAGTAATACTGTTTCTATACCAGTACCTCCATCTATTTGATATTCCCCTAACCTTTCAAGTATTTGTGGTGCCCAATCGTAGTCCTCTGAAAGTGCATCTATAATCTCAAGTTGAGTCTTAAAGTCAAGAGTACCTTCTAAGTTTGTTTGAAGTGTTTTAATAACTGTTTTAAGTTCATACACACCACGCAATCCAGTAGAGTTTGTTTCTCCTGTTGTAATAGGAATTGTACCTAGAAGAAGTTTTACTATACCTTTTGCAGAGTCTGTAGGAGACATTTCCATTCTGTCAGATACATCTGCAAACATTTTACTTGTTACTTCATCTTCATCTCTTGAATCTTCTACTTCAAAGTCAAGCCCTAACTCTGATAAGAATTGTTTGTGAAGATTTACAGCCTCTAGTCTTCGTGCACGACCATCTACTTCATTACCGTACAGGTGTTTTAAAGTTGATAATGCATGTTGCTGTTCTTCAGACCCTTCTTTAGAGTTGTTATACTTTACAAGAAGGTCATTATACATGTTTGTCCAGGCATTAAAGTATGCCATTCGGATCTGTGCATCTCTTTCACCTGTAGAAAGATCTAAGAAATCTTCAAATTTTACAGAGATTTCCTGCTCTTCTCCTGCTTCATTTGTAAAAGTTCCTCCTTGAAGTGCATCTGCAAAATAAGCTGTAAGTGTAGAGTTAAGGTCTGCTGTAAATCGAGCTGTAGTTTCCCCAGCTAATTTAGCTGACATCATTACATCATCTCCAGACTCAAGATTCTCTAAGTGTCTCTGAGCGTTTTTAAATCCTCCACTTTCAATCTTTGTAAAAAGTTCCTCTACACCTTGAAGATCAAAATCTGTATCTAAAGCTTTGTCCAGTTTGAACATAGCTCTAAATGTATTCCTGATAAAGTTGAAAAGCTTTTTAAAGAAGTTTTCTTCTCTAGGTGTAACTGTGTCTTTACCTATTTTATACTTTCCTTTAGAAAGTGCATACCTTCTAAACTCTTCTGCAAGCCACTCCTCTGTCTCCTTATCTGTAAACTCTGAAAGAGGCTTTGATTTAGGTTTATAAGATCTATCCTGCTCTCCTTTAGCTATCTCTTGATAAGGTACTGCTTCCCCTTTTAAATTTCTTACTATGTTGTATATTTTCTCTCTATCTTCTTTTGATAGCATTGTAAGAGATACATCATGGAAGGTTTCATGGTATAATGCTCCTCCCGGTGCAAGGTTGGATACTAAGATCTTACCATCTTTTCTAAGCATAGCATAACCTTCTCCACTCATACCCTTAACCATACCTATAACAGGTATTATTTCAGCAGAGGTCATTCCTTTTACACGAGCTAGTTCTTCTCCGTACTCTTCTTTTATGTAGTCATCTGAAGCAAGCTCATAAGAGCTTGTAAGAAAATTATCCGTTTCGTCTTTTCCAGGAGCAACAAATGGATTTGAACCAGATTCTTTTTTAGCAATATCACTTTGAAGATTTTCAATTTTATCTAAAAGCTTTTTTCGTTCTTTTTTTGCATTCTCAATATTGAAATCAAAATTTGCTTTAGGTATACGTGGATTATCGCGTTCATCTACAACATCAGTACCTTCTAAGTACCCCACACTTAAAACATTACCTTCTGCATCAAATAAAACATGAGTACTGCTACTTCCTGCTTTAATAGGACGTGTAAGTCTACTCCTTAGACTTTCTATAGTTCCTTTTAGCCTTTTTACTTCGGGATCAGCAGGAACAGCATCTGGATCAGAGCTAGAGTTTAACCACTCTTCTACGTAACCTTTAACTTCAGGGTCAAGGCTTCCTTCTTCGTATCTTTCTTCAAGACGTTTTCCTGCACTGTTTTTATCATCAAGAGCTTCAAAGACTAGATCTTTACTGAACATATCTAAAGCACCATCTATATCACGCTTTTCAGATTCTTGGGCTTGCTTTTTTGCTGCTTCTATAGCCTGCTCTTCTTCAGATGCAGGGTCTTTAGCTCTTTTTTTAGCGGCTTCAATTACGTCTTCTAAAGGCGGACTTTGATTTGGATCTTCTGTAGGTTCTGTTGGAGTAAATCCTTGTTTTTGTAAGGTCCGTATAGCAGCTTGTGCTCCTGCTTCTGCAGCATCTGCTAGTTCCTGCTCTCTTTTAGTTTTAAACTTAGTTTTAATTGCAGGTGCTTCAGCTCTTCTTCCTGCTAAAGATTCTCTTCTTTTCTCTGAAGGATCAAATTTAATGTACCCACCTAAAGCTCTAGGAGCATCTAAAGGTCGGAAGTTTACAGTCTTACCATCTCTGGTTTCTTTCATAAAGATAGGAGTGGCCCTTGTCATTAGAGGTGACTGCCCTATATCTCTATCTTTTAATAGATACTCGTTGTAGTTTTTCCAAGATACATCTGTTCTATCTGTATCTACTTCTAGATTTTCATCAAGTACAAGCTCTACCCATCCATCGGTTTTTGTACCCAGGCTACCTTTATTTACGTTGTGGTATTTTTTAGCTAAAAATTCGTTAAACGCTCCTACTACAGCACTTTCACTCCCTTCTTCAAAATCCTTAAGTTCAATTGTTCGCTCATCTGCTCCAAATACTAAAGATCCTTTATTGTGGTATAATTGAAAATCTATATTATCTTTTTCTTTTTTAGAAGATTGGAAGTATACAAGATCTTCAATTGCTTTTTTAAGATTAACCTTTTTGCCTTCTACTTCTATAGTAAAAGCTTGAAGGTTTTTCATTGCATCCTTATAAGAATTAGGATTCTTTTTCTTTTTTTCTTCAGCTATAAACTCTGTACGTTTCTTCAAGAACAAATGCAATAAACGAGATGCATTCATTACTTCTTCTTCAGAAAGCATTCTTCCTACCATAGGAATAGGCATCTGTCTTGCAGTGTCTTGTGCCCATACAAGTCCTGGTCTAGTAGCAACAGTTACTTTTCCCACAGGAAGACCTACTGTACTGTTTAATCCTTCGTTAGATGAACCTATATATAAAGGAACAGAGCTGTATTGATTTTTGCCGTTAAGCTTTCCACTGTTTTGTTCAGGCTCTTTATTGAGTATAAGCTCTCCTATTGACTTTTCTTTAATAGGATATAAGAATATTTCTTGGGTTTTTTTAGCCTCGTTAATAATCTCATTCCTCCAAGACTCATGTGCCGCCCTTATGTCTTCTTTCTCAGAATCTTCTAAGTTATAATCATCTCTAAATCTTTCTCTACCCTCTATATCTAGAGTAGGCATCATAGAATTAGCAAATACTAAGCCTTTACCTTGCTCATCTTCTACAGTTACAAACTCATTTACGTTTTCAAATTCGGTTTTACCTGTCTTTTTATTATAGGTACTTTTTTGATTTTGAAATACTACAAGTTTAATTTCAGAACTAGGAAGGTTTTGTTCTATTTCTTCCGAGGTTCTATAGAAATCTTTTTCAGTAAGCATATCCCCTAACTCTTCTGGGATATTATCCACTGTAATTGCAGCTACAGAGTGGCTGTAATAAGTTCTTTTAGTTTTTTTGCTGTAGTTAGCTCCTATTTTAACAGAGTCTTTCCAGTTATGGAATCTTAAAACAGATATAGCATGAGCAAGTTTTCTTTGCTCATCTTTTGTAGGACCTACTACATCTTTAAGTTCTTTATAAGTATCAAGTGCTCCTTCTTTTATACCCTTACTTAAATCTTTTTTATGATTAGTTATAGTTTTAGAATAGCCGGTATCTGTAAGATCAGGCTTTCTTAAAACTGTTGTAGCTTCTTTAGATGTAGATGCATCTTCAAAGGAATAGTCGTAGTCTTTACTTGGCTTTGTAGGAGAGGAAGTATCTTTCTCTGTACCTGCCATAGACTCTATCTTTGAAAATGTATACAGTCGCATATAAGAGTCATCTAAAGCTGCAGCTACTTCTGATAAAACTTTACTTTCAAGAGATTCTCTTTCAAATATCTGTCTGTTTTTCCTTTCTTTTATAGCTGCTATAGCTTCTTCTGTAAGTTTAAGCTCTTCTAATAAGTCTTCTTTTTCACTTTTAGAAGAGTCCCCTGGTACTTTATCTAAATCATCAAGTAGCGCAAGTAGTAAGTTTCGATCTCTATATAAACTACCTAAAGCTTCTTTAACTTCTTCTGCAGCAGCATCCATAGCTTTAAAGTGCTCTGTATGGTGGTCTTTAATGCCTTTAATTTCCCGCATCATTTCCAACCTATAAGAAGATAGATCATCTTCAACACCTAGTGTAGCCATCATTTGCTCTACACTACCATACATTTCTGCTGCGTAAGTATCTAGATTAGGAATATTTTCTTCAAACTCTTCTATTATAGTTAAAGACTCTATAAGACTATCTCTGTCTTTAGCTATATCTTGTAGGATAGTTTCTCCCTCTGTAACAGTCCCTTCAATATTATTGATAAGATCTAGAGCATCCTTTTTGGACATAAACTGCCCATTCTTTTTACGTATTTTTTGTCCCGCCTCAAGCTTATCTGCAATTTCTGTTAGATCCTCTAGATAAGAATCTATAAGGGCCTGTGTTTCTTTTAGCTGATTTTCAAATGCTTCAATCTGTCTAAGTGTAACTTTTTTAGCTTCTACAATCTTAGATTTAAAGTTTTCAATTTGCTCTTTTTCTTTCTTTTCTTTCCTTTCTTTAGCAGCTTTTTCAGCCTCTGTAAGATCAGTATCCATTGCATTGATCTTATCTTGAATGCTTTGAATAGCTTGTGGACGGTAAGTAGGATCCATAAGCTGCTTATACATCTCTACAGCTTTCTGTCTCCTAGCTCTTAGTTTTCTAAGGTCTTTTAAATATGTCTGTACCTGCTCTCCATTTACAACTACTCCGTCAGGATCAACTTCTTGCCACGGTTTTATAATTTTTTCATACTCTTCCCCAGAAAGAATATTATCCTCTCCTACTTCTTTTGCATACTCAGATAGTTCAAGTTTTCTATCATAAAGTTCATCAAGCTGCTTTTTAACTTCTTCAGTTTTTTCTCCAGCCTCAAGAGCATTTATAATTGCATCCATTTGCGCTATAGCTGCTCTTATAGGTGCATCTTCAAAAAATGCTCCTATATCTACGCTTTTAACGTTACCATCTGCATCAGTATAATCTATAGTAGATGTTCTATCTTCTTTACTTCCTCTCCCATCTTTGTCTATAGACCATGCTACAGAAGATATTTTACCTCCTGTAAGTTTAGCTACTTCTTTAATTATAGCCTCTTCTCTCTCTTGAACATTGTCCATTACAGATAAGCTATGGATAAGTTGCTTGCGCAAATACCCCATAGTACCAGGTTTTTCAGAATCTAAAACTTTTTCTCTTTCACTTAGTCTAAGATGCTCATCAACTTTTTCTACAGCTTCTTTTATTTTAGCAGCTCTTTTTCTTGTAGCTTCTACTACTTCTATTTTACGAGCATTTACTTCTGACGATGGAAGACTTTCTACAGTGTATCCTCCAAGCTCTCTAAATTCTTCTTCTGATGAATCAAGAATATCTTGGCTTTGAGTCTCAATATCTTCGTACTGACCTGTTATCATTTTAGACATAACAAAATCAAAGAAATTATCATGCTCAAGATCTTTTACTAATGCAAGATCTCCTCCTTCAAAAGCAGTATCTAAAAGTTTACTTCTTTTAGATACATTCATAAAGAAACTTCCGTGAGCTCTTATAGAGTTCATTAAACTAGGATGATCTTTTTGAAGCTTTTCAAGTCTGTTTATATACTCTCTTCTTTCTTTAGTATCCTTATATGCGTCTTGTACTGTTAGATTTACACCAGGCATACCTAGTCCACCAAGCATTGCACCTATAACTACTTCTTTAAGTCCTTCTGTAGTAGTGTAAGACTCCTTAGCTCCTTGTGTAAAAGAATCATATACAGAGTCAAACAAGTCATTCATACCTGCATCTTCTCTAATACCTGATAGAAGAGCATAATCTGCAGAAGCTCTTCCCATTGCTCCTTGTAAACCTTCTTCTACAAAACCTTCGTACCCTGCTGTCCCTAAAGTTTTTCCTGCAATTCTAGCTGCATCTCCTATCTTTTTACCAGTTTCTGTACGTGCAGCATTTCCTACTTTCTTAGCAAATCTTCCTGCAGCAGTATCAGTTAAGTATTTTTTAGCAAGTTGTTTTGTAGTTTGTCCTGTCTTAGAAGCTCTTCCTAAAGTTTGTCGTATTCCAGGTAAGTCCCCAATTATTCTTTTTGCCCCTTTACCATAAAGTTTTGGTAGCATAAGCATATTACTCATACCTACTAAAGCAAAGTTACCTGCAAATACACCGTTAGATATAGTAGTAGCTTCGTCCTCTATCTTTTGTCTTTCGTTTGCATCAAGAGCCTCAAGCTTTTCATCTTCAGACATTGCAGACCAGTCTAGACCTTTATTTTCTAAAGCTACTTTAATAAGATTTTCTTTTATAGTATCGTAAGAATGTCTAGCTTCTACGCCTGATTCATAGCTTGCACCGGTTGCTAGCTGCCGTATAATTGTACTTCCTTCGAGTATATTTTTTCTATTCATAAACTCGGCCCCCCTACCTAAAACTCCTTCTATCTTATTAGCTCTAGCAGAGTTTTTAAGGAGACTTGTAGCTTTCTGCATACGAGAAAATGTGCCTGCAAGTGCAGCACTTCCTAGACCGGCTGTAAGCATTTCAGTCAGTACAGCTCCTGCTACGAAGCTCATACCATTCATTACCTGGTCAGACCAGAAGTTTGCAGTACCCATCTGGTCCCACAATCCTTTATTTCTTTCTTCTACAGTGTAATGGTTAGGGAGAGCCCCATCCATATACTTATTAATGTCATCTATACCTCTTGCAAACTCATTATTATAGAACGAGTTAAACTCACCATCTCTTATACCTGAATAAATTCCGTACCCTAACCCTATAGTACTACCTATAACATTAGTAAGAGTTTTTCCCCCAAATTTTATAAGTCCATTTCCCCATTTATCTCCAACTGTTTGAGTGTATCCTCTTAATTCTTGTAAATTTTGAGCTTGCTCAACATTAGCAGCTTCAAAATCTTGTTTGTATTTACCAAACTCCGGATCTATATATTCTCCTACAGTTTCATACCCTGTAATAGGTGCTTGAGAAGCATACTCTGTAGTAGCTTCCATACCTATAATAGTAGTTTCTAATTCTTTTTGAAGTTCTTCAGGGCTGAGAGATGGAGTAGGTTCAGTTTCAGGAGATACTTCAATAGCTTCGTTTTCTAAAAGTTCGTCTTCATCCATTTTATAAAGGTACTGTAAATTAAATATTTATTTACCTGCGTCATACGCGTCTTTGCTATCTATATCAGATCTAAAAAGATTTGCACTTGGAGTGTTTCCATTTCTGTATTGATCCCAAATTCTTTTATCAGCAAGATCAAAATACTGAGCATGTTCAGATTTAGTTAAAGTAGTTCTACTTACTTCTACCTTATCAGGCTGCTTAATTATTAATTCTACAACAGATTCATATTTAATATTTCCATCTGCATCTTTAATAATATTTCCTTTTTTATCTTTAACTGCAGCTAAATCTTCTTTTAAATACCTAATATTTCCATCTGGGTACTCAAAAGGATATGGAACTTCTAAACCTCTATATGTACCATTTCTTACTCCTACTAAATATGCAGCAGGAGTTAAAGTATTTCTAGGGTTTGCAGCACCTTCAAAATAAATAGTTTGAGAAGCTTCAGGCCCTGTAACAGATGTATTAGTTACTTCTAACATAAATGCTCCAGGGTATTTAGGATCTAAACTTGCTCCCTTAACAACAACACTAATTGGATTCTTTTCTAGCTTAGAAGTACCTCCCTTGGCTACTTCTAAAGCATCTAAAATTTGATTTTGATATTTAACTAAATCCGATTTACTATTCCATAAAAATCCATCAGCTAAATCTGCAGACATTTGATTTAAAGTTACAGCTTGACCTCCTCGAATACCAGGGCTATAAAGTTTTCCTTTATTTATATCCTGCAGTACAAAATTAGCTGCTTCATCTCTTTTTCCTGGAGGTATACCTTTAGAAGAAACAACTGCATGAGTTTCTTGTCGCAATCTTTTTTCATAAGCTTGCACATGTTGCATATCTGTTATACCAGGAGGCCTAATATCTTTAGTAGTGTCAAGAATATAAGCAATTCTTTCGTATTCATCTTTAATATCTAAAGGATTAGTGCTAGACATAACCCCTCCAGTTAAAGGATCTACTACTTGAACAGTTGCTAAATGCTCTTTAGCTCTAAGTAATGCTGTTTGTCCTTTAAGGAGTGCTGTTCGCTTTTTTCTATCAATAGTGCTTGTACCTAAAACTTCACTCTCTTCAGTATTAAAAGAACCATCTGATTTATATGGCCCTGCTGCACCACTATTAGCATTTTTTATTTGTTCTGCATGAGTTTCGTTCATAAGATTTAACTGATCTCCTACAGTATAATCTTTATATATTAATCCTTCTGTATCTGAAGTTTTTGAAGTTGTACTAACTCTGTCTTGAGGGATATTAGTAAGATTTTGTGTAACACCTATCTGAGTTTGACCTGCAGTTACAAGATCGTTTAAAAGAGCAGCTTGAATTTCTTCTGGGCTGTTAGTATTCATAACAGGAATACTCATCCCTGGACTCATCCCTGTAGCAGGTATAGATAATTCTTCAACATTAGAGCTTACTTTTCTAGCTAAATCTCTAGCTCTTTGAAGTCCTTCAGGTGTATCAGAGTACATCTGTAGTAACTCTTCGGCTAAACCTTGCACTTTACCCTCAGTTACAGCTTTACCACTCATAATGAATTTTTTAGCTATATCATCAGTAACTCCATAAGCATTTGCTACTGCTTTTACATATTTATAATGTGTAGGGTCAGTAGCTATACTTTTCATCATTTCATACGCTTTAGCTTGATGACTTTTAATTTCTTCAGAGTTTCCTAAATATGCTCCATCTTTAGCATCATGTCCCTCACTAAGATCTATATATTCAACAGCTTGTGTTGTGGGGTCATACATCACTCTTGAGTTCTGCATTTTAGCAGGATCATTATATTCAGCAGCTGTAAGTTTTTGACTTGTGTCTAAATCAACTCTTGCAGGCACTATATTGTAATCATGAAATTTATCAGGATTAGCAGCTATAAGCTGTTTTTCTTTTTTTCTTGTTTGAAAACCTTCTACAGCATTCTTTACAACATTATCTGTCATAAACCTTGTAAGAGAATCGGACACTGCAAAGCTTGCAAGATCGTACCTTCCAGTTTCAAGAACACCTTGCATAGTTTTATCTATGTCAGCATTCATTTGATCTATATGGTATTTATTAGCATCAGTTACTTCAAGAGCGCCAATAGTTCTTTTAAGAATATCATACTCTGCTTTATTAGTATCAAATTCTTTTCTTGTTCTATCAGCTAATTCTTCTCTACGGCCCTCAGCAAAGTTTGATTCGTAAGGAGTAAAATCAAATGTATTATAGTTTTCTTGTGCCATAATGTTAAGGGTTTTCTATATTATACTGAATTAAAACTGCATTAATAGCTTCAGTACGAGTATATTTTTTGCCTGTTGCAGGATTTATTTCCTTCATTTTATTCGGAATAGCATTAGGCTTAAGTGCATATTGATTAACTCCTTCAGGAAGTGTTGCATTAATATACTCTTTTTTGTACAGTCCAGAAGCAAGTTCATTTCCAAGCTCTCCCATTACAGATCCCATATACTTCTTACGCATGTTTTCAAACGATTGCTTTCTAAGAGATTCTGCTCTTCTAGATTCAGATGTTGTAAGATCTTTACGTTGATTAGCCATATCTGCTTGCAACTTTGCTTGCTGATTAAGTTGCTGCTCTGTAGCACTTGCTTGTCTATTTTGGTCATAAACATTTTGTGCAGCTTCTTCCTGAGCCCTTAAACTTGTCATTCTTAAAGCATTCTCTCTCTGAGTTGCTCCTGTTCCTATAACAGCTCTATTAGCTCTTTTAGCACCTATAAGTTCAGATTCTCTAGCTCCTACTCTTTTGTCTTTAGCTCTATCTATAAATACTTTTTCAGCTTGTACATCTCTTGCTGAGATAGGATCTACAGGAGTATACTTTTGGCTCATAGTCATACCTATATCACCAGCTGCACCAGCTACACTAGCTAACGGTGCTCCATACTCAGCTAAAAATTTTCCGGTGTCTGTTCTTGAAACTCTTTGTCCTCCGGTTTGATACTCCATAAGTCCTCCGTCTCTTTTAGATTCTCTTAAAGCTTTTGCTGTAGGAGCTCCTTCAGATCCAGGCTTACGCATCTTTTCTCCAGAACCACCTGCTATTCTTTTTCTTTTAGCATGGATGTTAGCCCAAAGACCTCCACCTTTGTATTTCATCATACCACCATATTTTGCGTATAGTTTACTAGGATCTCTTTTAGCAGCAATTTCTTGTTCTACTCTAAGCTTTTCTATTTCTTCAGGAGCTACTCCTTCTTTTTCCATTTCTTCAAATTTTTGAGCAAAGCTCATTCCTCCTGTTTGAAGATGATCTGACCAAATATATTTTTTAGGCTTCATTCCTCCTTTTTTCATTGTAGGCATTATTGGCATTTCTTCAATTATTTCTCCTCCTTCTAATTCAGAATCTATTACTCCATCTCCACTAAGATCCATAGGTACTCCACCATTTTCATGAGAAGGGCCAGTTACTTTTTGATATCCACCTCCCATATACTTTCTGATACCTCCATTCATAAGAATATCCATAGCAGGATCCATTATATTCATTTCTTCTTCTAAAGGAACTTCTTGATTTAAACCTCCTGCTTGATACTCCCTCATACCACCATATTTAGCTAGTCCAGATCCTGCACCATAATAATTCATATTAGAATATCTATCTAAGTTCTGCTGTTTTTTATCTGCCTGACGTTGTTTATAAGCCATTCGATCAGCTACTCTTTCGTCATATGATTTACCTAAATTTCCTTGTTTAGCTTGATAAGAAGCTTTAGCTCCTTCAGAAGCAGCCATTGTAATAGCTCCCGCTGCTGCAGGAATCCAAGCAAGTGGGCCCCATGCAGCTGAAGTTGATAATAATCCAGCTCCAACAGATGATGCTGCAGATGAAGCCTTTATTTTTTTATTATACCTTTCAAGTTCTGCTCTAGTCTTTTTATCATAATAATTAGAGGGATCATCAATTTTACTACTTGACGCAAGATTTGCTATTGCTCCAACTGTTCCTGGTACTGCGCCTAAAGCTGTAGTTGCTATTTCCCCTTTCGTCATTTGTTTAGGCTTGGGCTTTAATGCATCAAGGGTAGATGCGTCTGAGCCTTTTCTTTGTCCAAAATTTGTGTCTTCAGAAAAATCTTCAAGAGTCCTTGTATTCAAAGTGGTGTCCAACCCAGAGTCGTACCCCCCGTATAAATTATTAAAAGTTGTAGATCCTGGAGTATAATTCCCAGAAAGGTACCCAGAAGATGAAGGGGCTCCTCCAGTCACACTTCCAGTGTTAAATCCATAAGTATTATTACCTGTAGAAAATCCAGATGTACCTAAAGTGCCTGTACCAAATGATCCCGTAGGAGAAAAGCTAGAGCTTCCAAGTGCTGGTGTAGGAGTTACTACTGGACCAGCACCCGCTGTTTGGTATTTTTTAAGAGGATTTTTTTTAGATTTCTTCTTAGATTTTGCCGGGGATTTCTTTTTAGAGTTTCTCATCGCGCTTGGATTCTATACAGAGCTTCTGTGTTATACAAATTTATCAAATTATTATCAAGGTTATTGCATATAAGTCTAAATGCTAAAAACCTATCTATAAACTTACCTCGTTCATTCCAAGGTTTTGCTGTGTCTATGTACGCAGTATTTAATACTTCATTCATTCCTTCTACATTAAACATAGCTAAAGACACTGCTGTAGGAACTGGTGCAGGAGATGTACCTGCTACTGTAGTATTTACAATACCGTAGTTACTGCCTGCAAAAGGACCAGTATAATAAATAGAAGCATCATCTACTTCTTCAGACATGTCTCTAAACTGATTTATTTTCCAGGATCCTCCTATTTTTCTTGTGTTTATAAGGTACTCTAAAGGAGAGTCTCCAGAGTTTGCACTAGAGTTATAAAGTATAAATGAGGTAAATCCTGCATTAAGGTCTTTAATATCTCTTCTACCGGATGCTTGAGGTTCAAATACATCTGCTAACCAGTTAAGACTGTAGAATAGTTTATTCTGTCCAGACTGTAAGTTATGTACAATCTCTACTTCAAAGCTATAGGTTGTTCCATAGAACCTACCTAAAGGTGATTCATTAGCATGTCTATAGATTCCTCTATCTACAGCCACTGATTCTCCTCTTATGAAAGAGTAAATGTCTATACCAGAGGTACTATACATATACGGAACATAATCATGGAAAGAAGTCCAGTTCCCTCCTTTTCCTTGTGTACCATCCATAGTGAAAGATACTGTCCATCCACCTTGCGTAAAATATTGAGAGTTATCTGGAGTTATTTCAAGTTCACTCCAAGTATCCATTACTTCAGCTTCAGTTCTTTCAGGTATATAATAAGAGCCATTTACCCATATTATTCCAGAGGTATTTGCAGTGGTAGCAGCTAAAGTGCTTTCAAACACTCCTGAATAGCTAGTTATAAACTCTTCTGTAGGTATAATATCTCGTTTTGTAAGTAGAACTCTAGAGTATCTTTCATCCCATACTGCATGGAATCCCATACCCTCTATAGGACTATCTATCATACCGTCAAACCCATAAGCTTCTAAAGCAAAAGGTATGTTCTCTTGTAACCATCTTTGTAAACCGAAAGAAAGAGCTGATAAATCTACAGGAGCCGCCCCTGCTGTTAAAAATATTTTCCTTGTTTTAACATCTACAGAGAAGTATCCAAATGGAGTTACAATAGATGCCCACTGAGCTCTTGTACCCATGTACCCTGTGTCAGCCATTTTAATTTCATCAGGATCTTGAGCAAATAAGTCTCCACTACCTACATAAGCATCTGATCCATCTCCAAGCTTCATTTTCTGCTTACCCTTTGTTCTATATAGAGTATCCTCCATATGGAAATAAAGGAGGTTGTCAGCACTTACAAGTTTCCAAAGTTCCCCTTTATGTGTAGGGAGTTCTCTGTATTGGTCCACTCTAAAGATTCTAAATGTATCAATGATACTATCTCTCTGGAGTTTATCTGATCTTATAACTCTTGCAGGATGCTCTTCAACTATATCTTCAGTTATAGGCTTAGGTACAACTGCTTTTACATTATTTACTAAAGAGTAGGCCTCATTATACTTCATGTTACCCGTCTCATCATCAGGGTTATAGCTAAGATCTACATCTGCTTTTATATCTAATGTATCTGCAGCAGACCCTCCTGGGAAGTACATACTACTAGGATTTTCAATATGTCTAAAATTGATATTATCTGTAGACTCTACAATTGTAAATACTAAGGATTTTAAATCTCTGCTACTAGGAAAGAAATTAAAATCTCTTCTCTGTTCTCTAGAGGTCATTCTATACCCATATCTACAGATATAAGTATCTCCTCCAAATATACCTTCAGGTGTAACAGTTGAAGTTTGAAAATCTGCAGGAGTGTTTTTATAAGTTTCTCCTACTACAAAATTATTAAAGGCCTCTCCTACTACCTCATATCCGGTCCATATCAGATCTTGAACATCGAACCTATCATAGATATCAGTTTTAAATGCTTTAAGATTTGCCATATGTAACTGCAGGCCTGTTCTAGTGCTATTATTTGAGGGAGCATAGGGGTTACCTAAAGTATACCCACTCCACGAAATTTCAGATCCATTTATAGGTTCAGAGCTAAAATTATTATACTGCCATCCTGTATTATCAGTTGGTGATGTGTGAGATATTAATGAGAATGGAAATTGAGGCCCTTTAAGTTTTAATGCTAGTAAACTTTCTCCTCCTATATTATAAATATCTTTTTCAAATCCAAAAGGTTTTGCTTTTAACCACTCTCCACCATTTACAAATCTTTTTGCTTTGTTAGCTATAACACAGTTTAGAATTACATTTTTAGGTATACTTTGATCTCCACTACAGAAAAATGCTGTATAGTTTTGAGGTTCTAGACATGAACCATCTCCAGTTGAAATATCCTCATCTGCTTCTACTTCATCATTATAAAAAGTTACATTCCCTTTAAATTGGAACATATCTAAAACATACTGCAGTTTTATATGTGTAGCAGAACTTATATTCTTTCTACCGTTTAATAAGTAAAAGTCATGGAAAGAATAAGTGGTAGGTAGAAAATTGTCATAGTCATGGTATAAATGCCCAGGTATACCTGAAGGATACCAATATTCTGATCTATCTATTACTAAATCTGTATTCGCTTCTCCTTTACATCCTGCTGTATCACTATCCTTTTGAGGAGACATATAATGTAAAGGAGATTGCCCAAGTACGGTTCTATTAGGATGTGTTCTATCCGCATAGTATATTCTAAATCCTTGAGCTTGGTCTGCAATAGTTTTAGGAACTTTAAGCTGACTTAATTCAAATCCTAAAGCCTGTACTTCGTGCTCAAGATTAAGTCCTGGATCACTTTCTTCTAATATAGGAGTACATACTGCCCATGCTACCCATCCTGGTCTAATTGTTGCATTCATGCGTGGAAATTCTCCCACTCTAAGATTTGTAGTAGCGTTATTAGGTGGAGGAGGACGATCTTTTTCAGAATCCTCTATTACAACTTGATTACCTCCTATACTAAGAATTGTTCTTCCGTATCCAATATTTCCACAACTTGGCTCATTATTTGGACCATTTGTTCCTGATACTCTTCTCCATCCAACCATTACATCTGTATCTATAGGAGGAGTAAACCCACTATACTCCCATTCTATCTCTTCAGGATTATTAGCGCACCATTCCCAATAGTAGTAAGGAGAAGCAAAAGGGTTAGTAGACTCTTTTCTAAGAGGTCCTTGAAATTCATTAGCATTAGGATTGGTTCTAAAGTTTCCAGGAGGAAAGCAAGTATTGTTAGTGTTATTCCAATTTGTACCCGACTGCTGCATGTCAGTAGGTATGCCTGCCCATTGATTTAGTTCACTTGAACTTGTAGTTTCTCCAGGTAAATCATTTTCAGAAAAATTCCACATTTTATAGTGGTCACTTCGACTGCTAGATCCAATTAACTCACCCCCATCTCCATTTTCATCACAATCTCTTAAACTTTGAAACCATGACCAATAGATTGTAGTTTTCGTACCTGTATTGGTCCCATCAGCAATATCTGTAGCATTACTACCTGTTACAGTTGTTCGAGTATCATTATTATTACTTGGAAATCTATGATGTCTTACATTAAGTTTACGAAGAGAGTCATAAGCTACATTAGGATTTTCAGCATCTACTACATCAAAATCTTCAGAATCTGGATAAAACTCATTAAGGTTATTCCAGAAGTTCATATGGTTAGACCCATTTACTGGTGAAAAATCATACCATTGGAAAAAGTGAGATATAGGATTTTCTGCTGATCCTGTAATATTCATTATAGACCAGTTAGTAGAGCCACTATAGTATAGAGTAGCATCCTCATCTATTTGATCATTAATAGGGTAGTTACCTGACCATTCCCCCACTATATCTCGTTGAAGCTCATTTACTTGAGAGATAGGTACATCCTTTAAAGGCGCTCTACCTGGAATATGGTAAGCATAACTCATACTCCCATCTTTTAAGATAAAAGCTATGTAAAATGCATATACCTCTTCTCTTGTATACCCCTTGTATTTAAATATGTTATTTGCATCTCTATATCCTTGAGACCTATCATGAATAAAGATTGAATCTTTCTTTTGAAGATTTGCAGTACTTAGTTGAAAAGGATCAAAAGGATTTAAAGATTTTACTACAGATGTAAGGCTTATAAAGTTTGCATATTTCTGATACCCTAAATCTACTTTAGACTTTAAATTTCCTAAGTAAAGAGTACCATCAAGTTGTGTAATAGTTTTAGCGTGGGTGTACGATACAGTATCAATTGTTACTTCTTCTACAGAAAATGCCTCTGAACCTCTATCTCCAGAAAATACCACCTCTATTTCATAGTCCTCTGTAAGAGTGTTATAGTGATGGTCAAGTATTTCTATCTCTGGTAACTTTCTTGCCTGTCTACCTCCTCCTATATCAAATACCACTGCAGCATTTAGATATCTATAATCAGGGTTAATGTTGGATACTTTCCATCGTATAGTTTTACCTGAAGGTATTCCTGCAGGAGCTCCATCATAAGAGTCAATAGGGCTTATACCTTCTGGCGCAGGCACTATAGACACAGGATTTGCCACTGTTACAAAGTTTGTACTTGTAAAATCGTCGTCTTTATATCCAAGTGCGAGGTAGTAAACTCCTGTTTTACAATCCCCTCCCATATGTATCTTTACTTCTTCTACGTGAGGTACAGGACCTGTATTAGGAAATAAATCTAAAACACATATAGGATCTGGGTTTTCAGTCGTATTAGGATTTATTCCGTATATATAAGTAGTAGGACTTTCTTTTTGACGTGTAATATTTAATGTACGTGGAGGATTAATATCATCTGTCCAGTACATTACAAGGTCATTATCTCCCTGCTCTATAAACTCTCCTTCAATAGGATTTGAAATTTGAAAGTTAAGAGTTCTTCCTATTGGGGACCATGTAGGGTCAGCATTCTCTTCATCAAGTCTTAAAAGAGGATTATAGTCAGAGTTATAGTATATACCTATTTCACATCTTCTATCAAGAGTAGTTGTAGGATTATCTACAATTAGAAACAGTACAATTTCATTATCTGTAAGAGGAATAGTTCCAATTACAGTACTGTACTCAGGTAAAGAAGCCATTAAGGTATTTCCCTCTTCATTAGAAATTGCCCCCAGGCTTCTATTTAAGATTGCATTTTTTGCATATCTAATAGTTCCTGCAGGCTGATCTATATGAGAAGTATCTTTAAAGAGACCTTTAATATATCTTATAGATGAAGCTGATTGCTTCCCCTGTTCCTGTTCAGCCATTTCTAGAAATTATCTGATGTAAATTGTTCTCTATCGTTTAAACTTTCAAAGAATGTAGAGTGAGCATTCACGTCTGGAACTAGCCTCACCCACTGATTCATAAAAGACTCGTACTTATCAATATCTGGATAATTTGCAGAGTTACGTGCTTGTGTACAGTAGTTTTGCCACATAGCTTCTGCGTACTCGTATCCAAGTTTTGGATTACGTCCAGGTATACCTTGTAGTAATAATTTCTTATAGATGTACCAAAACATTGCCTCTCTAAAAGAAATGTCATCCGGTACAAGAGGATAGCACTCTTCATCTGTAGGGAATGCCATATAGCTTATGCAAAGTTTACCTGTTGCAAAAGAAGTTTTAACATATCCACAATCTATAATATAGGTATCCTTATACTTTACAGTTGCATTTACACATCCGTCACAGTGGATACTATCATGAAATGTAGAGGCACCATACTGTAAAGGAGATAGACAGGATCCTCCAGTGAAGTATACATTACTTAATACAGCTATTCGAGAGTTTATTTCTCTTAACTGCTCAGTATTTGTTTTATAGCGTGTATCAAATGTATCCATATCTTCCGTCGTAAGTGAGGATACATATCTCCCACTCTCCGTTCTTGATACTAATTGGTTTACACTATCATAGTATGTACCTATATCTGCATTAAGTGCATCTATCTGTTTGTTTAAAACATCTAACTCATTATTTACAGTTGGGGATACACAAGTATTTACTGCTACCTGATTAATGTAGTATAGGTCTCCTGGTAAGCATCCTTTATGGTCAGCAATATCTATAACCACTTGTTTTTGACAGAGCTGAGGAGCAGCGCCTATATGTTCTAAAGCTTCTCCAATCCATTCTACAGCATCATGTACAAAGTCAGCAGTATGAGGTTTGATGTCCCTGAATACTTTCCTAATAATTTCTTTACTAGATACGTTCTTATAGATTGCCATTTTTATATTCTTTGAATCTTAGATAAGCAAGGTCATCCTCTTTTATCAGTTTTGTCAACTTCTCTTTATTTCCTTTAACTCCTCTTGTAGGTACAAATGCATATGCAGTTTTATTCTTAATTATGCATCTATCCTTACACCATCTAAATCTGAAGTATTGAGAATCTGTAAAGTATACTAACCATTTCTCTCCTTCACCTGTTTCTTTATTATACAAAGAAATTCCCTTATCTAAAAGAGTTTGTTTATATTTTAAAGACTCTTGCCAATTAATCTTTGG